GATAGGTGAATTTGAAAATCATCTAACTTCACAACAAAATAAGGAGCAGTATCTATAAGTGTGCCAGGTGTTACTCCTATTCCTATAGTGCTACTTCCATTCGCATCGTATATTACCTCTTCTGCATCCTTGAATCCATGTGGAGCAGGGAATACAAGTCTATCTGTCGCAGTATTGACTACCCCACCAGTTGAAGTAGCATCAAACTCTACAGTCTGATGAACAAACTTCATCTTTGCACTTGCTTTGGCTGTTGTATTGTTACCACCTAAAACTTTTACAGTCGGTGTCTCTTCATAATCGAATCCTTCACTATCAACTAATATTTCTTGTAAAGTACCTTCTACTTGTGCAATAACAGAAGCACCAACACCTGAATGTCCATCTTGTGTGACAGATAATCTAGGTGGGTTTATTACATCATAATCAGATCCAGTGTTCAATACCTCTACAGATTGCAAAGGTCCGAAATAAACTTTATCAGTAGCTTTATATGAGTACGCTTCTACACCATTTACAAATAAACCAATACCACCTTGAACAGTTTTTTGTTTTACGTCACCAAACTCAGGCTTATCAAATTTCCTTAGTAATTTTTGTGCACCAATATCATTTCCAAATATAGAAAAAGGAGTAAGTGTATGTGATGTAGTGACACCTATGTCATTACCATAAAAGGCAGTGAGAAACTGACCTCTTCTTACGTTTTCTCCTGTGTATGCAAGTTTTACAGTGTTATCATCTACCTTTTTGATGTAGTATGCTTCACCCTCATTCAAGTTAGTAAGAGTGCCAATACCAGATGATGAATATACTACAAGGTCTCCATCATGTAGATTATGATCTGGCACATTTATCTCTACCTGTGTTGTGGATATACCTGAGTTAGTAAATGTTCTTATTCTTTTTTGTGGATCTATGCCCCAGTGAGGTAGACTATTAGAAGCAACATAAGCAGATGTATTATCTGTATATGTGTTTTGTACGTCAGCTGTGTTATTGTTTTGTAATTTTAATATTCTTCTAATCTTATATTTTTTATCAAAATCAAGTGTCGGTACGTTTACAGATACTGAACCACTTGGATTGTCTTGATCAAAAACAAATGTTATGCTACCTAGCAACACGCTATCAGGATCATTTTGATCAATTACTTCTATCTGATCACCAACATATAGGTTGTGTTCAGAATTCAACTTGAGAGTATAGTTATTAGTGCTTTGTAAGTAAAAAGCATCTACACTATAACATGAAGAAGTATTGTATATCCATGTTGTGTATAACAATTCTTCAAGACTCTTACCTAATTGTTTGATATTGATGTCCGCTTCTTCTTGTTGATTTATAGCACTACCTACAAATTCATTGAGCACACCTAGTACATTGAATGTAACTGGTTTTGTCAAATCACCATTTTCATATGACGTAGCGATAATTCCAGACCTGACAGTGGATCCTATACCACATGGTGATGTGAGGGCACTGATACCTGTAAATTGAGTCAGTGATTTATCTGTATACGATAGAGACCTATTTTCAAATGATATAGTACCTGTGGCACCAAAACCTACTGTTGAATCTACATTTAGGACAGTTGATCCTACAGGGGATGATTTAGTAATAAATGTTTTACCAACCTGTTTGAACTTACCTATAGTAGTTCCTTTTGATATAGAAATTTTGTAATAAGTCTTACCACTAACAACTGCTTTCTCTACATTATAAATCGAACCACTGGTTTGAAGGGGTGTTGTCTCTTGAACTAAACTCTGTCCGTTCAACAATAAAGGATTACCTGTCAATAATTCACAAAGTAAAACATCATTGACAATATAGTCAGCATCTGATGGTCTGATAACATATTTTGATGGTTGAATCATTTCAACCTTTTCACCATACAATGCACCAAATAATATTTTGAATGCTTGTTCTGTTCCCTTGGTTCTATAAAAATCTTTTGATTGTCTTAGAAAATTAGATTGATCAAGTTTATTAAATAAATTTCTTTCTGAAAAACCTGGTAGTATTTGTTTCTTGAGTTTTCTCATAAACTCATTCAGAAACACATTGCTGAGATTTGTTACTTTGTCATCTACGCCATGTGTGCCTATACCTGTACTTGTAAATGTCAGGTATTCAGGATTATTTGTTTGTTTATTATTTTCAATTCCACTGAATCCTCTTGTGCAACCTGTGAAAGATGTGCTGCCAATACCAGTATATGTTATTATCTCATCATTGACTTTCAACAATCCATATTGTCTTGGCCAGCCTTGTGTTGAGTCGACGTAAATTGTTTGGTCAACTCTACTCACATACTGTGATATAGATGTAAATCCAGTTAGAGTCTCATTGTTGAGAAAATCAAGACTCTTGTATTCAACAAGGTTATCAGCAATATCAATAGATCCCCCTTGAAATTCTTGGGAGATATAATACTGTTTTATAAAATCACCAAAACGAGGATTTTCTGAATCAATATACTCTGGTATTTGACTCTGAATTATCTCATTTATTTTTACTTTTGTAAGCGAAGTCTGTATCATTAGTATCCACTACTGGATGATGTTGATGATGATGAAGTTGATGATGAAGTTGATGTCGATGATGAAGACATAGGGGTTGATGAAGTATCTATAGCACTTGTTGGGGTGCTTGTTATAAGAACACTATCTGCAGTATGAGATGAACCTGTCATCTTGTTTCCATTTGCCATGGTGTGAAATGCACCATAGTAAGGTTGTCCGTTCACATATCCAACTAAAGTAGTTGCAGTCGATGTACTTGGTATGATTGCACCTCTTACCTTTGCACCATTTGAGTAACTGGATTGAGGGTTGTATCTTGTACCTGATGTATTTGCACCAGATGATATTGGATCTTCTCTCATTGTGAAATTACTATTAGATACATCAAATTGTAAGTACAATTCTTTTCTTGCTAACACATCATTTGATTGAGGAATTGCTTGTATCTCAACAATATTATCAGATTCAACAGTTGATGTAATATTCACTGTGTCTATAATAACTTCACCCTTTGCATAATCTACTGAACCAAAAGTGGTTGAAAGAATCCTTACTGAGACATCAGAGTCAATTTGGAATAAGAATAGATTACCTGTGTCACCAGAAACATATTGATCAGAGAAATATACAGTCCCTGACACACCACTTATAGTGAATCCAGTAGATTTTATATTGTAACTTGATTCATTTCTATGGAATGTGTTGTCAAAACATATTTCATATTGTGCAAACTGATTGATTTTTGCAATAAGGTTCCTACGGATTCTAACTGTAGTAATGTTTGATGTGATTGAATCATCAGTTCTATCAATTAGAGATAACACTTTACTATACTTGAATCTTCCACCAAATTTATTCAATTCTGTACCGCTTGCGAATGTTGTCATCGCATTCACTACATTTGTTTTCAAGTTATCAGGATCACCTACAAAGTTTGGATTATAATACACATACGAATCAAGTTCCACATACAAAAATTTCAAATCAATAATCTCAGGCACAATACCTGCAACAGAATAGTTCTTTAGAGATGTAAGTATTTGTTTTTTAGTAAACTCAGATAAGAAAGAACCATTTTTAGGTTTTGCTGCAATATAAACCCTACCGTATTGTGGAGGTGTAATTTCTTCACCACCAAAAGCACTAACAGATTCTATATTTGAGTATACAGATGGTACTATCGCTTCATAATCACTTGCGGTGACAGCTCTGTGTTGTGATGAATATAATTTTGGTGCATAGTATCTTACACTCCTTACATCCTCTATATCATCTCCCTGTTCAGATGGATACTGAGGTCTAAGTGATACCGATGGATTTTCTGTTGCACCATCTTGGTCTTTCAATGTTCCAGAGTAAGTAACTCTTGCAACACCATTACCATTCTTTCCTTCTGTCTTGATATACGATACGTCAACTGCATTACCATTATCTAATTTGCTACCAAAAACACCATCACCAAATAATATCTCATATTTTTCATCTGTCGTCTCTTGAATGAGATATATGTTTGATGTTGATGTCACACCTATAATATTATCTACGAGTTTATACTCTGTGGAAGTATTGCTTGAATTATTCTCCCTTACTCCAACTCTTATTGTTGATGTATCTACACCATTATTAGGTATTATGAATCTTTGATTTGGAAGCGAGTCATTTATAACAAATGTATTCTCTAAGTATTGTCCTTGAAAAATCTCAAGAGTACCAGTAGCAGTGCCATCTTTTGCAGTGCCTGTAACTTTTTCTGGAATTGAAAATAGATAATTTACATTTGATATACTGCCGTTTGCAATAAGACCAGGTTGAAATACCACCGATGTAGAACTTGTGTTTATACCAGTTACTGTATAATCCACAAGAGTTTTTGCTGCTCTTCTGGAACGTGGGACATATCCGATATTTCTTGCTAGTGATACTACATTTTCTCTAAGTGTTGCACTGTCAATGAAAGTCTCATTGACCACCATGTTTGTGTTATATGCAGTCGTATATGAATTGTATGCTAGTAAATTTATTATTACTGATAGGTTAGATCCCTCAAAATCCATATCAGAGAAATTAGAGTTTTCTCTTAGATAATCTTTTATTGAGGCTTTTATATCCTCAAAATTAAGGTTTGTGAATTGTTGAAGTGCCATTATAACCTAGTTGGTTCGAGAACAAAGTTTACAGACTGTGCTGGTGCAGATAATCCAATGATGTCATAAAATATCGTAATATCTAAAGAATTATCGTCAGGAGTTGATATCAATTTCACATCAGTCAGTTTCACTCTTGGTTCAAAGTTTGATATAGTTGTGTTTATCTCCGACTTTATAGGGTCAACAAAACTTGATGTTGCAAGTTCAAATAAAGAACCCTCGATTTTTGTACCTAATAATCTATTGAAAAATACTTCACCAAGTTGAATGCGTACAAGATTTTGCACAGAGCGTTTTATGGCATCCTCATTTTTTAAAATGAGAAGGTCATTTGTTACTGGATGCTTTTTGAAGGATAAAGAAATATCTTTGAATCCTTGTGAAAAAGTCTGTGCTGGCACTATATCTACAAGTCTGGGTATATTTATCATTATTTAGAGACAAAAAAAGACCCTCTACTGAGGGTCGTCTTCATGTCCTAGGTATCTAACCTCTATTTCGTCTGGGTGAGGGAACCCTTCTTTGTAATAATCATCTGCTAATTCTTGCGTTATCTCCAACATTTCTTCTTCTGTGATCCTTGTGAACTCTTTGCTACCAGCAATATAAATGTCATAATATTCCATTTGTATTTCGAGTGTGGTCATCTTATCTATATGATTCTAGTTTTCTCATGTCCAACTCTACACTGAGGATCGATCCATATTTCAAACCCTGCTTTGATTGCATCCAAACAGAATGAAACGTCTTCACCACACATATCTTGTACCTCACCAGAATCAAACACCTGCATCTGGGGTGCAAACCAAGGATACTTCATCTCTGCATGTTCAAATACACCTTTCTTGATAAGTAACCAACCAAATCCAGAATAGTCAACAGTAAATGGTTTGCGTCTCTTGATAATACCATCAACCATCTCATGATTCATGACACCACCATTCTCTTTGAAATCATCCTCTTCTAACCAATGTGCACATGATGTAGTCTTACCATCTTCTGTCGCATACCATCCACCTGCAATATCTTTATCCATAGCAAGCACACGATAGAAACTTTCATTACTAAAAACTATATCACTGTCAATCCATAGTTGATAATCATAGTTTAGTTTGCCATCCCAAGGTAATTGATCAGGTCCTCGTAACACATTTGCACCTAGAACCTTACATCTAGCAAAGTTCACCATAGAACTATAGTCTTGTGCTATTTGTATATTTGCTCCGTTCTGCACCAACTCAAAGCAGAGTGATACGAAATTCTTTAGAAAGATGTATGAGACACCTCTGCCTGGTAAACAAAATACAACACTTTTACCTTTGAGAAGTTCTTTTGCCTTTTCAATATCAAAAGCACCTTCCTTCGCAGTCGGTGATTTTGACACCACCTTAAATCCTTTAGCCATAATTAGAGTTCAGTCATAATCATTATAACACTTTATATAGCGTCTATCAACTCAATAACTTTATTCGCAATTTTTTTGTGACCTTCTGCACTTGGATGCCCACCCCTCTTTCCTTGAGCGTAGTGTTCTGGGTATTGTTCAGACGTTCCTAATAGATCTTTTTGTAGAAAGACTGGGTTATAGTCTTTACACATCTTTCTCCAATATCCAATTTTATTATTATAATACTTCTCAGGTTTCACAATCACCCGTTCAAAATGATCTGCAATGAATGAAACATACTTTTGATTGATGCTTTTACAAAAAGAGTCAAATAGAAAAATATTTTTCCACATATTTTCATTACCTACAAGTTCATTGTAATGTGTGACGTAATAGTTTCTACTCTTACTGAACTTATTGAGACTCTGTGGTGTCCAGTTTTCAATAGTATCATTCTCTGCAAAATATTCTATTCTAGGATGAACAGTATATTGAATGACCACTATGTCTGGTTTTGTATGTGTAATATTGTTTATAGTTGACCTTACAATAGAATCATTACTAATACCACACTCAGATAGATTGAAGTGTCTGTAATCATAATGTTTTGATACAAGTGTGCTGTATCTCTCTTGATATCTATTTCTTAGTTCATCACCCCATGTGATGCTACATCCACTAAAACACAGTGACATCATACTTCATCTCAAATAATTTTGCATCTCCGATTGTATTTACCATAGGTTTTCCTTTGATGTTCAAAGATGTATTCAACAATACAGGACAACCTGTGCGTTCGTACCAACACTCCAGTATTGGTCTTAGAATGCTTTCTGAATCTTCTGGTACTGTTTGTACCCTAGCACTGTTATCTACGTGTATACAGGCAGGTATCGCCCTTGGTTGCTTACATTTGTAAACATATGACATATACCTAGATTGTTTAGGCATATCAAAGTAATCCTGTGCATGCTCTTCAAGGACAGCAGGTGCAAATGGTCTAAACTTATCTCTCTTCTTTATTTCGTTTACTAAGTCTTTTGTTTCAGCTTCCCTTGGATCCGCCAATAAACTTCTATTACCGAGAGCACGAGGACCAAACTCAGCACGGCCATTTGCAACCCCCACGACTCTTTTTTCGAGGAGTGCATCAACAACTCTCCTTGGATCACATAACTTCTGTATATTATATCCTAAGTATGGACTGAAGGCAACCTTCCCACCATATGCAAGACATGCTGCACCCAGAGCACCCCCTGCGTCACCAGGACAAGGCATGATCCATAGGTTATACATTTCCCTCAATCCAGTGTTTGCCACACAGTTCAAGGCAACACCACCACCGTAACAGATGTTCTTACTATATCTACTTGCAATATCAAATATCTCATTCAGTTCTAATTGTAATATCCTCTCTGCACTCTTCGCTACATCACACTTATCATACTCACCTATTCTCACACCTTTGTGATTATTTCTACGTAATGCTCTCTCCACCACATTCAAGTAGACAGGATGACCATACGCTGCCATACCCATGAAGATATACTCTTCATCAAGTGGACGCAAACCTGCCCACTTTGTCAACGCAGAATACCATAATCCAATAGATTGCGGATACCAGCGTGACCATACCTTCTTGTAACACGCATGACCTTTGACATACTTCGCTGTCCATATGGATGTACAATCCCATTCACCTATACTATCCACTACTACACATGCTGCCTGATCAAAAGGAGATGTTTGAAATGCTGCTGCTGCGTGAGACTTATGATGACTATGATACTCAGTTGGTTTGAGTGATAGATGCCTTGGTCTATACCACGCTTTTTGACCTGCAAAGAACTGTCTAGTCCTTTTCAACCAAGGTCTCTCGTAAAACGCTATCTTACCATCAGTAGACAAAAGTCTTGCTGTGGACGCTGCTGTCACATCAAGGTATTTGTCATGCTTTCTTTTTGAATATCTTTCTGAGTGTGCTGCGTAACAAATTCTTCCATTATTGACTACCGCTACAGCAGCATCGTGGAATCCTTCACTAAATCCAATCACGTAATCTGTTTCGCCTCCTCATATCTCTCATATCCCTCATTATAACATATTCCTTCGCTATTTGCTCAAATTGTTCTCGTTCGGCATATTCACCTGGATGTGTATTGTTTCGTGGTATATTCTTCTCAAACCCAAAAGTCTCTTTATAATCATCTCTATCCAAATTGAAGTATACGGGATCTATTTTATTATCTTGCAGATACTTTTCAATTCTTCTAACATTCCTGACGATCCCATCAAGGTGTGACCACACCCTTCTTTTATCTTTTTTATATTCTTCTAATACCTTATACTTTTTGATTCTCTTGAGTTTACTTGCAAAACAGTCAACTAGATTCTCCTTGTATGGAACTACATTTTTTATTGATTTGTAAGTTTTCAAACAATGTGCCTCAAGTTCAGTCTTCTCAAAATCTTTTGCATCAGGATGACCTAACATGTATTTTCCCATAAGCATGAAAGGACTCATAAGTATATCACAATCTAATAACTCATCTACAATTGTCATAATAAGGTTTTTATTATCATTTTTTACATATGGTTCTAAAAATTTTTCAAAATAACTACCAGATGGTGATACTGGAAAAACTTTTTGCAATCCTCTCCAGTGCTTATCTGTGAAAAATACCTCAACAGGATCTTTATCTTTCATAAAATCTTCGGGAGGTTTCCTATCACTTACATTTCCAAAATATTTTACCATCAATTCACCACCAACTTCGCTTGTGTTGGAGTGTAGTTTAGTGGAATCTATAGGCAATTTTGCTGCTAGATCTAAGTACTCATGCCTTTCATTGGTATACGCATCACTTTTTTCACCTGCTGTTGTTTTTGTTTTTATTGGTTTCTCTATTTTCGATTGTCCTTTTCTACAAACATACGACATTTCAATTCTTTTATTGTATTTGTCTGGGTCATGCCACTGTTTGTAAAACCAATGTTTGCCCCCATGCTTTACATATGTCATCTTATTCATCTCTATGGATATCATCATGTGCATCTTGCCCATGTTAGGAACCGCCCAGTAATTAATCATAAATGCTTACCCCAAGTATTGGGAAGAACTCCGAATTCATCCTTCCATTGTTTATATATTGGGAACAAAACGTTTTTTCCATATTCATACAATTCCTTGCTTATGGGTTTATCTACTGCTCCCCACTGGTCTTTTAGATAATCATACTTGGGTGCGTTCTGATGAGGCCAAAATACATTCTCATGTATCTTTGTAATGGGGAAATCTAAAAACTTAGATAATAGTTCAGTTTGTTGTTTGAACATACTTGGTTCCCAGAACTCTTCCATTACAAGTTGTAGTGTAGGAAAATACTTCTTAAATTTTCTATAGAAAGGCACATAGTAAAAAGTTTCTACTGTGAGTAACTCACCTTTGAATAGTTTTTCTATCTTATCATATTTTTCCTTCATAGGCATATTCGGATAGAACATACCCTTCTCGTACCACTCACTGCTGTTACAATTACCATTGAACTTTGCGTAAAAGTCTGAGTAGGTTCTACGCACAGGGTCTCTTGCCATCATAACCACCTTGATGTCAAAGTGCTCTTTTAGTATTGGTGCATACTTATCAAGAAATGGTTCTCTCAACCAATTATTACAATTACTGAAATCTGCAACCGCTTTATACTTTCCCTTGATGTTCTGATAGTGTATCAGATAGTAATCAATGTACTTTTGGATGCTAGGTGGCTCTGCAATCCAATCACGCATAAACTTTTCTGAGAACTTGTTATATGGTGAGTGGTGATTCAACTCACTAGGAACGTTTGGTGAATCAGGACCTAACAATCTTTCCCATGGATCAGAGTTATACTCCCACATGGGTCTATCGAAATATTCGTACTGCTCAAGGTTTGGTAAGTATGATGGTTCCTTGATGTGACCACCATGGCAATACAAGTTATCTGCAAGAGTGTAGTAGAAAGGCGTAGACGCAGCATGCCCCCATCCGCAAAAAAGCAGAAACGGTATTTTAGTCATCCTCTTCGTAAATGTATGGATCTTCTCGACGTAACTTCCAAAGTTTGTACTCGCCCTTTATCCAATCCCATAGTCTTTTCATAATACATAAGGTAAGTGTGTTGTATTTATGAAACCCAAATTGATCATCGGTGCAGGTGTGGGGTGGTCAGCAACAAGATCCTTGATGTTCTCTCTTAGTAATTACAATCACGGACTGGGAAAAGAAGATCACATATTATATCAATTATCAATCAATGATCCAAAACATTTGAAGTTCTATACAGAATCAAGAGAAACAAGAGAGAGAAACAAAAGATATGGATATGATGAAACACCTACACTTGACAGATTCATAGAGATATACAAAGAGAATGCGGTGGGATATGATGGTGTGACCGATTTTACGAACGCTAATCAGAAAATACGACCAGACTATCTAAAAGAGATTAGACCGACCTTAGAGGAGCATTTCGACGTGAAGGTGTTGATGATATTTCGAGATCCCGCTAGAAGATTGTTTTCCGAGTGCTGTGCCTTCTATGAGAACAAGTGGGTGCAAACAGATTGTAAGAGTGCAAAAGAATACTTTATGTCTGTGTTGGAAACTGGCAGCATCACAGACTCAGAGAACTATCAGCATTACTATGACAATTGGAAGAACTCTGGTTACAAGATACATCCAATAAGTATGGAGAAAATATACTCTGGTCAAAAACAAGACTTAGAAAACTTCTTGGGATTTACGATTGACTTGTATCCCACAGCATATTACCCTGAGAGAGGAATAGATGCTCCTCTGATTGATGGACTACAGTGTCAAAAGTCAGATACTGATGTATTATTAGAAGATGAGTATCTTTATGCCAAAGAGAAACTAAAGAGACATTACGCATGCGAGTTCCTCTAATCATCGGTGCTGGTACAGGATGGTGTGCGACAAGTCCTCTGCACCTGACACTTCAATGTGCCAACAAATGTTCTCATGCAGGTATACTCAAAGAAGACTGGTTGTTATATCACATATACAATAAAGATGCTTGGAACTACAGGAAGTATTGGTATGAGAGATTGATCAATGATTCTATGACACCTGTTTGGAAACACCCATATGGATATCAAAACAAATATGCCTTCCATAACAACCTAGAAGAGATCAAAGAATTGTTTGAGAAACCCACGTTAGAAACTTATATCAAATATTACACTCGACATTACGAAAGAGTAAAGCATGAGTATTCTTATGTGCATGACTTCTCTAATACTAATGCTTGGTTGCCTCGTCAGTTCTTACATCAAATAGCACCAGAACTAAGAAAACACTTCAAAATAAAAGTTTTGATGATTTTTAGAGATCCAGTAAGAAGATTGTACAGTGAATTATCGCACAATTACCAAAACAGTGCTATACTGAGAAAAGAATATCCGACATCTAAGGATTATTTCTGGAGTTATCTTAATAAAAATAATTATACCCCTAATTCTGACTATATTTCGAGGATAAAGTATTATAAATCGATTTTTAGTACCACAACTATTGTTTCTGAAGAACTTTGGGGTGAAAAAAACGACAGCTTAGCAAAACTTAGCAAATTTTTACAGTTCGACATCAAAAACCTATGGCCGAACTGCTATTATCCTGAGATGGGAACAAAAGCACCACACCATGAGTACCTTGCAGATCAATATGAGTCTGATTTAGAGGATCTTACAGAGGGTGACTTGACTTATGGACGTAAATGTATGAGAAGATTCTATGATGAGTGGTTTGATTACTTTGGAAGTATGCCTTGGAGGTGATCTGCGATGATTCTATGTCCCTTTTCACTTGGATGACCACCACCAAATCGTTCATTTATGTATGGACAGTAATTTGGATTAGGTGGTTTTGTAGTTTTCAAATGTAACCCTATCAAATCACGACCTATTCTTGTTATATTTTTGTTTTTACTCGCTCTTTTATAAGTATTATCTTGATTTTCAACTTGATCAGTAATATTTCCGTCTATTCGCATGAAGTGATAGGGAATTTTTTTACTCTCTAGGTATAATTCAAGTAATAAAACACATCTCCACAACTCATTTGCAGCATAAACCTCACTATGAATGTTCTTGAACCACCATTTTGATATGGGTTTGTTCATCCATGGCATAATATGCAACCACTTATCATCATAAATCGCATATCTGTCTGTAACTGTGAACTGAACCACTACAAATTCAGGTACACCATCCCAACTTTCGATAAAATCTATTGTTTTTTTGACAATAGCGTCATTTGATATACCACACTCTGCTATGTTGAATGTCTGTTTATCTGTCGCTATGGTGGAGAACCTCTTTTCTATACGTCTTTGATGGTCTCCCTCCACTCCTTGCAACTCATCACCCCATGTAAAACTACAACCTGAGAATAATATCATGAGTATACGTCTGGATTAGGCATTGAGTGATATCTTTCCCATAAAAATTTACGTAATTCTTTTGAACACTTCCGATACGAATTCAAATCAATAGCATAGATGCCTTGTATACAAGGATGATTTACAGTTATAAAGTTCATGACATTAAAGTCTGCGAATGTATACTCTGACTTCCTCAGTACAAGATCATTATAAAGTCTAAACATGGACTCTTGATTAGTATGATAACCTTTCAAATACTGACATGTGTATTGTATAGTCATATCAGAGTATTCAAATGTATACTCTGGCACCTTGATTATGTCAAACTTATCTTCTTTCAATCTTGACAAATTATCAATATCTGTTTTATATCTTTGCTCATTAGTGTATGAAATGGTCTTTGTAAGATAATAACTTGTGGTTGTTGAGTATACCTCATCATTCTCACCCTGACTTCTATCCCATGCCTCTGTAAAAGAAACTGTTGATCTAGGATTAGGATAATACGTCCTTTTCCAATCTATTGGTGTTATATCAAAGTTTTTCATAAACGTTCCAACAAATAATTTGCAATGTTCATGTGTCCGACCTCATTTGGATGAGTTCCCGTAAAACCTATTTTATCAAATTTTTGACACTTATTACCATCCACTATCCATTTTTGTTCCCCTATCTCAATGTCTGCACATAAGTTTTGCCAGAAACCATCACCTTCTGGAATTCTTGATAATGTCATCCAAATTACGTCACATTTTCCATTTAGGTAATTTTTGAGAAAAAATTTGTTTTTCCAATAATTAGCATGTCCTAATTGTTCACTCCACACCGATCTGTAATAATCAGAGTGAGCATTTTTCATATCTTGCGAATAAAGGTTGTCAGTTGTATTTTTATTACCTATATTTTTATATCCACCCTTTTCATCATACCAACCCCATCGATGTGGATTACTAAACTGTATAATCGCAGTTTCGCAAGTATTACCTGATTCAAACCATTCAACAACTGTTTTTACAATCCAATCATTGCATGCACCACTTTGAGAAATATTTTCATGAGTTTTATCTAATTTCTTTGATACTAAACTTGAATATCTTAGATCTATCCTTTTTTGATGATCATCTTCAATACCTTGTAATTCTTCGCCATAAGTGTTACTATCGCCACAGAAGAATAAATCTACTTTCATTATAACTAAGTCAGTGATGTATTTAGAATGAACTGGTTAGGGTTTCACTGGGATAACGTAAAAGAGTTTAGAGATTACTACAAACTCGCAAAAAAGCACAATAAACTCGCAAGAAAGTACAATAAGTTGTTCATACAGAGTCAAAGTCCTTTATTTCACTATAGTTATCCAAAAGACGAATATATTGACTTTCAAGAGGTAAATATTCCCAAATATGATTTTGTGCCATCATTTGAAGGAATGAAGGATCCATTTCATCTTCTTTTTGTGCATATTGCCAAATGTGGTGGAACAACCTTTGAACAACCTCTTGATATCATGAAACATCACCTTATGAAAGAAGGTGGTGATCAAAAATCTATCATTACGGGAAAATTAGCAAATCAAGAGGTTGTTGATTTAGTAAAAGACCTAGAAGACACTCATAGTTCGTTTTACTGTATTCATAACACTGAATGGGAGTCAATTTACAAAAATCAAATTGTTTTCAGTATTATTCGTAATCCTAAAGATAGATTGCTCTCACATATCAAGCATAAGGCAAGAAAGTGGGAATATGACAAACTTATGAAAAGTATTGATGACAATAATAGTGATTTTGACAATTTGATTCACAAACACCTATTTGAATTTGGTTCTAGGGACAAAATCAACTGTATAGACATAAATGACACTGAAACACTGATTGGATTGAAGTCTTCTTACCTATCATCAGCAAAATTACCAAATATACTACAATCTACAAGATTCAATGAGGGAAGTAACCGAGAACCTATCAAAATTACCGAAAAACAATTAGAAGAAGCACTTCAAAGGTGTATTGCAAAAGGATATTTGGAAAAAGACGAAAATATTGATTTTAATTTCAAAAAATTCATATCAAGGGGTCAGAGAGTGCACCCACTTACATTTGTAGTGACTAATTATGAAAAATACGGAATTATTCCAACCACTCATCTGTTTTCCAAGGATTTCTCCCTTGAATAGTGTACGCCCATGACATTTTTTCTCTTGCCTTCAATAAATTCTCTTTTTTGATCCATTCTGTCTCAGATCTCCATTGATCCTTCAATCCATCGTCAAAAATTGCGTTAGGACCTTGAAACGGATAGTAAAGGTTCTTGTGAAGTGTTGTTATATTAGTTTCTAGAAAATTATTAAGTCTTTCTAACTCATTTTCTCTGTTTGCCCACAAATCCTCCATAATTATTACATGAGTATCAAAAAACTGTGACCAGTTATCATATATTTGCTGATAATTTCCGTTTGTAAATGGTGTATAGTGTTTTTTTCTGTAATCCCAGTCTTGACTTGGAAATTTTACCTCTGGTGGTTCGCTAATGTAGTCCATGACCACCTCAAGTCGTTTATTTTGCCCATATTTCTCTAATGAGTGACCAGAATTAGGTATAAAGTTTAAATTTGAGTATAATCTTCGCACAGGATCACGACAAATCATCAAAACTTTGACTGAAAAGTGTTTTTTGAACTGATTTGCAAATTTTTCTATAATTTCTGTGTGAAATTGAGCGTGAGGATTGCTAAAATCACAAACATCGCTATTTTTTGCCAATAACCAGTCAATATAATACTGAATTGTTTGATTGCCAGGTGCAAATATGTCTGATCCTTCTCTATTTTTGCGAATTGCCTGTAAATATTTGCCTTTTATCGTATTTTCGTAGTTATTACTGTAAATTGACGGTAAAATATTTGGTTCTTTAGCAACATGTTTGGGAATTTCCCTTATCAAAGTCTTATAAAGAGGTGTAGACGCACTAAATGCACCAAAACCAAAGACTAATTTGGGTTTCATAGAGATTCTATCTCACTTATTGCCTTTTTTATCGCTTTTACCTTCGGTGAACTCTCTGATGTAATCGCATTTTTGAGTTGTTCGCTCGCAATATCGTAAGTTTCGCAATCTTTACCTGCTGCTAGGAACATTGCACCACTAAATTCACCACGAAATAGTGCTGGACTGCCATCTGCACGGTATTCTACAGACGTAAACTTCTCATTCAACGCCCAACACCACTTTCCATCATTCTGTCTCATAATTCTACCGACTAAACCTGGTATTTCCTCAGGTATTTCGTTAGAAGTTCCACTATATCTGTCCATACATATATGTATGATCTTATTTGATGGTTGTTCATGGACATATGGGGATGGTGTAGATCCTCAATATCGCTTTGCTGATCTGATCGGTGGTATTAATATTGGTGAGTGTGGTAAAAGTAATGATGGTATATTACGCACTACAATAAACTACCTTGAACGTAATGATAATATAGACACAGTTATCATACAATGGACGGTCAACTTACGAACAGAGTTCCGTAAACCAGATGCACCAGCGTATGACTTTATTGGCAGAGCAGCAGTAGATCATGCAACAGGTCATAGAAAGAAAATAGCGAGTGAATATTATAAGAACATATACAATAGCAATCACGCACTAGATAACTTCTACAAGAATCAGTTTCTGATGGAGACATATCTGAGGTCTAAGAATCTGAGATACTATATGATGACTATTGATGATGAACCAGAAGGATGTGGTAGCGTCTGGGGTTCATCTTACCCATATAACATTCGTAAGTTAGTCGGGCAACATACTTTACGTAAGGGTGGTGGTCATCCAAATGAAAAAGGACATCAGTTGATTTCTGATCATATACGTGCTAGAATAAGTCTATGAAGATTTCAGAGTTACGTCAGAAACTGTCAGAAAGACAGGCATCAGTGGGAAGTTGGATGCTGTTCCCCTGCCCTGAGGTAGCAGAGGTTCTTGGATCTGGTAAGTTCGACTGGGTTACAGTCGATTTGGAACATGGTTCGATAGGGATGGAAGACTTACCAAATCTCTTTCGTGCTCTGGAACTTCATAACACTTTACCGTTCGCACGTATACAAAGTCCCGATCCTCTTCTTGCTAGACGAGCACTTGATTTAGGAGCAGCAGGTATCGTAGCACCTAATATCGAGTCATGGCATCAAGTTGAAGAAATCAAGAAGTCCATTTATTATGCCCCAGAGGGAAAGAGGGGGGTTGGGTATTGTCGAGGTAATCTTTATGGTGTTGAGTTTGAGAGACACCTTGGCGATAAACCATTTCTTGTAGTGTTGATCGAATCACAGAATGCTGTCAATAATATCAATACAATACTTGATACGAAACCAGATGCTGTTCTGATTGGACTTTATGATCTCTCAGCATCGTTCAATATCACTGCACAGTTTGAGAGTCATGCATTCAAAGAGATAGTCAAACATGTAAGAGAATCATGTATTGCAAAAAATATACCTGTAGGTATGCACGTTGTGGAACCTACTAAACAAGGAATTGAAGAGAAGAAGGAACAAGGTTATACATTCATACCATGGTCAGCAGATTGTGTGATGTTGAGTTCTGCAATCAAAGCATTATAATATTTCCAACTATTACGAATCGTTCTTCAAGATTCTTTCGTTCATCCACCCCATGATACAGATAACTGGGAAAGACCATGAGATCTCCAGACTTCTGATGCACTGGGTAAGACTTGTGACCATCCTTACAGAAATAAAAACACTTCTGCTCTGGCACTTTTACAAAGTGTACCCATGAAAGCATTTGCTTTGGATGCTTGTAATGATTATGTTCTTTGATATAACATGGAATACCCTCTTTTGCTAACTGTCCCCAGATACTACTATAACTGAATATACCTGTACCATAGAGTCTAATCTTCTTCAGGATCTCGACCAGTTTTGGTGTATATGTCTTGAGTAACTCAGTGTCTTGGTAAGATCCAGCATCTGTTTTGTAATAACCTGTCCAGTGTTTACCATACATGGTATCCTTGACTTGTTTATGTCTTTC